GTCTACGGTCCTCGAAACACGAGAAGCCGGACTGACGCGTGTATCTACCCGTGTGACTTACCGTCACGTAGGTAGAAGTACGGCGGAAGCGGTTACCCGTCCACTTACTGCGGATAACCTTCGGTGGCCGATCTTCTAATGTTATAAGAAGATCGTGCGTGTCTCTCACTCCACAGCTTGCCTCAATAAGCAAGGCGCGAGGTGAAAGACTTACCACGAGAGGAGGTCTGCCAGAAAAACTATTATCTGGTAGATTACCACTCCGAAGCAGTCTCCAATAGTATGGTGCATGACGTTTCTCCTTCCGTAACTCAGGTTTAAGCCTGAGGTATGAGAAGCGGAAAATACCATGTCCCACATGAACTGGATGACACACATTCGTACGGCTCAAGAATTTATGAGTCGCAATGGTAGGACATTTGATTCCAGAATCGTCAGGATAGTCGAACGGTACGAGCTTACAACGCCTCGTAACGTGCTCAATCTCTGACGTCAAGTAATCAAGTGTCCCCGCAACCTCATACTCAGACCAGCGCGCCAACAGTCCGTTGACGAACTTGTAGAGTATGGCTTCGTAGGCTTTTGGGCCTACATCCGCCTCTCCATTCCTTGGTTGGAATGGACGGACGTCCCTCCCGCGGTAGTAGTCACCGCCGCAGGACTCTCTGAACTGGCCTTCGTGAAAGGTCTTATCAAGATTAATCACGAAGCCCAGCCTCTCAAAATGCGTAACAACTGCAGTGTGCATGCGACGATTATAAATCATATCGTCGCCGTACACTGAGATGGTACGCCGATCTCGGCGGTCATACAAGGTCGCTTCGATCGCTTTGAGCAGGGCCAGAAAGATTAACGTTTGCAAGGGAAAGGTGTATCCGATGCCCATTGTGCAAAAGGTTTCTGATTCGCACAAAGATCCATCGGGTAACACGACGTATGCCATCCTTGATCGGTTCATATTCTCGAACCAATCTTTGGGTAGCAAACGCCTCACAAGCGCGACTGAAATTGAATCAGACGCGGAGGACAAGTCAGCAGTTACGCTCAGTGAATGAACGGAACCCTGACAGGCCAAATATCGATGCCTCATTTGAAGAGACTTGATATTATAGCCTACCCTTTTAAGCCTCAGCCGAATCATTTCTCCGATACCATAGCTCCAATAAGAGCCAATTGTGGTATTCGGCATGATCGAGCGCAGAGCCTTAAACGTTTTTGGGACTAGCATCAGTGTCAGCGAATCAGACACATGGTAGGTGGACCTCGAAGGGTCAACTGCCCGCTGCCTCGTCCAATAATCTTGGACCAAGACATTTTGACTCATTTCTGAGTCAAACCATGAAATCTGCTCCGGGGAGCCGGAAATAGGTAACTCCCACCGTTCGGCTTCACAAGCCTTACGGGACGGAATTCCTACCGACGCCTTTCTTCCAAACCGAGCGAGGTCGCGACATTCTTCGTCGCTATACATTCCCAATGTTTTGGAAATGTAGGCTGACGCAAGATTCAACACCCTCTGACTATCTTCAGCCAGAGAATTGAGGTCTTGCAACTTCAGCCGACGTTGAACTTCCCAAAAAGACTCAATTGCCTTTTCAGTTAGTTCTTCGTCTGTATAGATATCCTCACGGAATCTATACCTCTTTAACAGACTCTGAATCTGGTAGGTGGCCTTAAATTGAGCCACATCCATATCAGAATTTGTCTCGGGTGTACTGTTACGTATCCTGGCGATGTTACCTTCCCTTACCGCGGAATGGTAATCGCAGTTCCAGCCAGGGTCGTTAAAACAGTTCTGGAAGTCTCTGACGAGAGATGATGCGACGTTTAGCATCATCTGGTCGACTGAGAATTTCTTCTCAGCACGAGGTACTTTCATTTTCCACCTCCTATGGATTTAGAGAGGAGGGAAAGCCGGCTCAAGAAAGCGAGCCGGTTGCCCAGAAGGAGTCCAGATCCGTGTCGGAAAGCAGCTGTGCGCCGATCTTATTCATTTCGACGCACGTAGCTGCAGCCAGAGACGGGTGGACTTCGCGTTCAATCCTGATCGTGTTAAACACGACCTGGCCGCTGGTCAAGACTTGAGGAACAGCATAACTGATGCTCTTCTTGTCTTTTCCATACACGCCGGTTTTCGCATCGAGAGTAGGCTGACGGTATTTCACCGTAGCCTGCCTTCGAGTCTGATAGTCCGTATCAGCAGGGACAATCAGGTGGACACCGTTCTGAATGGTCACGCCATCATCGGCGAAGACCTGGGCAGTACCACCAGACGCGGCAACTGTCGCACTGGCGAGGAGAGACATATTTTTCAGTCCCATGATCCTATCCTTTCCCCCAGGAAGGGGTACCTCAATGACGGACACCTTTCAACATGGACGAAATTTGTCCAAGTGTCAAGGCGAGGCCATCAAGGCAACGTAGTGGCGGAAACACCGATGGTGTTAACGCCGGGGCCTGTGGTAATTGGAACTCACAGTCTCTCATGAATGTCCGCGTAGTTCTCGTGGACCCTCCAAGAGAGGATGTGTAGGTAATGGTGGGGGCACTAAGTGTACGGGAAACAGTTCCACTAGTAATAATGGAATGATCCATACACGTCGTAACCCAAGCGCCCTTTATAGAGCACTCCGGCTTAGGCGAGATTGCCTGAAGCCAGTCACCAACACCAACGAACCAATCAACCACGAAGGAGTAGGGGATGATTTCCCAAACGCTGGGTCCGAAGTCCTGGCCACGAAGGCCAGCCATCTTCAACAGCTTTTCGGGAGTATCAGGTTCCAATACCTGATACAACACCCCTGCGGATACACGAGCGGTAATGCTTTCGCTCGTGAACACATCGGCCCGGTTTGCTTCAACCAGACCTGTCGTCAGGACAGAGGTTTTCGAGTTTGATCTCGTAACCTGACCGCCTGACCGCACTACAAGGCGTTTGCCCCCAATTCTCTCACGGAATTTGTGAGAGTCTCGCATGACTGTTTTACAGTCACCGATAATGGGGCGCCATCCATAACGGTACTCAAGCCAGGCACCTGCTGAAGCTTTTGCAGCCGTCATGGATTTACGCTTAAGTAGGCTCCTTCTCTCCATTAGAATCTTGTTAAGGAGAGTGGTTGCCGACTTAAACGGTTTCCTCATCATCCCGACAGTTTTATCTAAGTCCGAAAGTATCTCGAGACTTAGCACTGAGGCTGCATTCACTTTTCCATAAGCACGGATTAGTGACTGCACTTTCAGTGCGTAGACGTCAGAATTGACGTCTACAATCGGGCTGATCTTCGCCTCCACAACTGAGCTGTAATCGCCTTCAACAGTACATTTACCCCAATTGGGGTGAGGTCCTGTTGTAAACGAACACTCAATCATGGAACGGTCGTGGTGCCTGATCTCACAGGAACCCATAACGATTTCACCCTTACTTCGTCGACGACGATAGTTAGGATGATTTACGTCACGAGCTTCTGAGAGCGTGCCTGTGGCATTCGCATATTCATTGCGATCCCACTCGCCGTACAGACTGCCATTAGGGTTCCACACAGTAACGTGTAGACCCGTAGGCGGGCTGTAACCATTCACCGTTCGATACCGAGACGTAAGCATGAGGAAACCCTCCTTAGTAGTGTGTTACGCACTGGTGTGCGTAACAAACAGACCCCCTT